TTATACAGTTGGTGGTACATCACTTACTACAGGTACTGGCGTTCTTGTTATTGCTTACATGGTTCGCTTATCTGACGGCACATACAACCCAACTGCGCAAACTGCGTAATTAGTCTGCGGGGGAGTTTACCTCCCCCCTTTTAAATAGGAGATTAATTATGAGTATGCAATATGATGTCAAGAGTGCGCATCTAAGCGCGGCAGGTAGTTTTTACGGTAGCCGTGTTCGTCTTAAAGGGTTTATGGTAGTCCCAACTGCTAGTACAGCGGCTACAGTTACCTTTAGAGATGGTAGCGCAACAGGAACTACTCTATGTGAAATAGACATACCTTCTAACACAAACCCAATTCCGTTTTATGTAGCTATCCCTCAAGAAGGTATTTTATTTCAGACTGGGATTTATATGGCTCTTAGCGCGGCTGTAGTTGGCGTAACTATCTTCTACGGGTGAGCCATGATGGACGACCAAATTAAACTTGCTGTTCATGAAAATGAGATTAAACACTTGCAAACTGATATGGATAAGTTGGTTAAAGATATGGAAGAGCTTAAAACTTCCGTTGCTGAAATAGGTAAAACCCTTTCAGAAGCTAAGGGCGGATGGCAAGTTTTAATGGTTATGGGTGGTGTAGGTGCAGCTTTTGGTAGTTTAGTTGGCTGGGCATTTGAACATTTCTCAGGTAAATAATATGGCAAAGAAAGCTCCTGTATTAGCAGTAGGTAGAGGTGAGAAACTCCCCGTCTCTAAGGGCGCAGGTCTTACAGCCAAAGGTCGTGCAAAATATAATGCGGCTACGGGCTCTAACTTAAAAGCACCAGCACCTAACCCTAAAACCAAAAAAGATGCAGGGAGACGTAAATCTTTCTGTGCCCGTATGAGTGGTATGCCTGGTCCTATGAAAGATGAAAATGGTAAGCCTACACGCAAAGCAGCCTCTTTAAAACGGTGGAACTGCGGTGCCTAGTACATCACTCAAACAGAAAAAATTTATGGCTGCCGCCGCTCACAACCCAAGCTTTGCAAAGAAAGCGGGTATACCAGTAAGTGTAGCTAAAGAATTTAATCAAGCCGATAAAGGCAAAAAATTTAAAGAAGGTGGTAACGTGGCTAATTTAAAAAAGCTATTTAAAGGTAAAGAAACTTATAGCGAAGAGCTTAAAGAAGGCAAAGCTATTAAGTCTGGTAAACTCACTCCTCAGCAATATGCTAAAGGCGAGAAGATGGAAGACGCTAAAAAGATGAAAGATGGCGGTAAGTGCATGGCTAAAGGCGGTGTTACTCGTGGTGATGGTTGCGTAACCAAAGGTCATACAAAAGGTAAACAAATGGCTATGGGCGGCAAATGCTATGCTAAAGGCGGTGTTACCCGTGCAGACGGTGTCGCATCTAAAGGTCACACTAAAGGTAAAATGGTTTAGGAGACTGTCATGGTTGAAAATATGATGGCTGTTATGCGTAGAAATCAAGAACGCAAAGACAGAGAAGCTGCAGATGCTGAACGGTCTATAAGTAGAAAGAATACTGGTAAATACTCTAAAATACCAGAAGGCGCAGAGCTACGTGGTGGTGCTAAAGACTATGTAAATCGTAAAAATGACGATGGTGAAGGTACGGGGACTGTTATTAATTTAAGTGCATCGGATACCCCTACGCCTGTTAAAAAACCTAGTTTGAATACATCAACAACTAAAAAAACTACTGTAGTAAAACCTGTTAGTAAACCACGCTCGTCAAGTAAATATAGAAATGGGTATAGTGAATCTGATATCCAAGCTATGATTGATAAAGCTGATAACGGTAAAACAGCTGCATTTAACGAAGCTACTAATGCGTATTTAGCAAAGCAAAATCCTGATGCTACTACAGCTGAAGATATGAATATGCAAAGTAAACCTGATACCCCTAGTGTTCCAATGGCTGAGGATACTGTAGGAGGTAATGCGATGAAAAAAGGCGGTATGACTAAGCGTCCACCTAAACCTGCTAAGAAAGTACCACCTAGAAAGTTTGCATCGGGCGGTAGTACATCACGTACATCGGCTTCTAAACGCGGTGATGGTTGTGCAACTAAAGGTCATACAAAAGGTAAATACTTATGAGATTCTCTCGTGGAATGGGGTGCATTAACCCTAAAAAAGTACCTGGACGAAAAGGTAAAAAGAAATGAATCCTTACGTTTACCTACACTGCTCTCCAGATGGGATACCTTTCTATGTTGGGAAGGGTGTAGGTGAGCGTTATAAATTAAGTAAAACTAGAAATCAGTATCATAAAAACAAAGTCGCTAAAATCGGTAGAGACAATGTTTTAATTGGTAAAATTGAATGTTCTACTAATGAAAATAGTTTGTCGTTAGAAGTTGGGATTATCGCTTGTTTAAAAAGAATGGGTATAAAACTAACTAATTTGACGAACGGTGGAGAAGGTACAGTTGGTAGAGTAGTATCTGATGAAACTAAACTTAAAATGTCAAACTCGTCAAAAGGGATTGTTTTTTCTGAAGAGCATTGTAAGCGAATAGCCATGGCTAGGGTAGGTATTAAGCTATCCGAAACGCATAAATTGAAGATAAGTGAGTCAAATAAAGGTCGTAAAATGTCGGCTAATACCAAAGCCGCACTCCTTAAATCGAATTTTGAACGTGTATATTCAGAAGACACAAAAAGAAAAATCGGCGATGCTAATAGGGGTAGGATTGTATCAGCTGAAACAAGAATTAAAATAGGTAACATTAATCGCGGTAAAAAAAGACCATACCATTCAATATTATTAAAAGAGAAAGGTTTATGGAAAGGAGACCGTAATTATTTTTACGGCTCTGGAGAACGGCAAATAGGCTCAAAAAATCACATGGCAAGAAAAGTTAAAGGTATTGATAATAACGGTACTTGTAAAATGTGGGATACACTAAAAGAAGCATCAGAAGATTTAGGGGTTAGCATTCAATCAGTATGCCAAGCTCTTAAAAAACAATATAAATCTAAAGGTTGGAAATTGGAGTATGTAGAATGACCACAACCGGAACTGCGTTATTCAATCTTGATTTTGCTGAAATCGCGGAAGAATGTTATGAGAGACTCGGAGGTAGAGAACTTCGTAGTGGGTATGATTTACGCACAGCAAGACGCTCCCTTCAGCTTTTATTCATAGAATGGGTAAATCGCGGAACAAATATGTGGACAATCGAACAGATTGAAATCCCCTTATACCCAAATCAGATTGAGTATACTGTTCCTGTTGATACTGTTGAACTGTTAGACTGCGTTGTTCGTACGGGTACTGGGCAAAATCAAGTTGATATAAATATAAACCGTATATCAGAATCAACGTATTCAACTATCCCAAATAAGAATGCAAGAGGACGACCTATTCAATTTTGGTTTAATAAGCAATCAGGCGCTACAACACCCACCGGAGTTAATAGCGCAACTATAAATATATGGCCTACACCAGATCAAGGTACATCAACAACACCTTACTATACACTTGTAACATGGCGTATGAGACGTATTCAAGATGTAGGTACAGGGGTAAACACACAAGATATCCCATTTAGATTTTTACCGGCAATGATTGCAGGGTTATCATATTACCTGTCTGTTAAAGTCGCGGATGTAGACCCTAACAGAATTGCGATGTTAAAAGCTGATTATGAAGAACAGTATAGAATGGCGGCTGAAGAAGATAGAGATACTGCTTCATTTAGAGCTGTTCCAAGAATTGGGTTTATATAACCATGTCGGTTAAATACTCATCAGGTAAGTGGAGCCATTCCTTTTGCGATCGTTGCGGACAGCGGTATCAGTTAAAGGAACTTAAAAAACTTGTAATCAAAACCAAAATAACTGATATTAAAGTTTGCCCATCATGCTGGGACCCAGATCAACCACAGTTATTACTAGGTCTTTATCCAATTTTTGATCCGCAAGCATTAAGAGACCCAAGACCTGATACAAGCTATTACCAAGCAGGCTTAAATACGTTACAATTACCCTCAGACGGAAGTCGTATATTCCAATGGGGCTGGGCACCAGTTGGAGGCTCTTCACAGTATGATGCAGCCCTTACACCTAATTACCTTGTTGCCAAAACTTCTGTTGGCACTGTTTCAATCACAACTTAGAGAACGACTATGTCAGGCAAAATTAAAACAGAACCTACCCCTAAAGTAGCAGGCTACCCACAAACAGGCATTAAAACGTCTGGTGTTAAAACTCGTGGTAATGGCGCTGCAACGAAAGGTAAAATCGCACGCGGACCGATGGCATAAGCTATGACTTACGCAGAATTGTGTACAGCGATTCAAGACTACGTTGAGAATTCGTTCTCTTCAGACCAACTTGCGCTCTTCACCAAAGAAGCAGAGCAGCGTATATACAACAGCATACAGCTCCCAGACCTACGTAAAAATGTCACGGGTGTGATTACGATACACAATAAATACCTGCAATGCCCCAATGATTTTTTGTCAGCGTACTCTATTGCAGTTATTGACCCGACATCAGGTGAATATACATACCTTTTAAATAAGGATGTTAACTTTATTCGTGAAGCGTATCCAAGCCCAACAAGTTATGGCACACCTAAATACTATGCGATATTTGGTCCGCGCTCAGACGATGTTAACGAGTTAACTTTTATTTTAGGCCCTACACCTGACGTGCAGTATGAGGCAGAGCTACATTACTTCTATTACCCGCCATCTATTGTAGATGCGGGAGACACATGGCTTGGTGAAAACTTCGACTCTGCACTTTTGTATGGATCTATTTTAGAGGCGTATACATTTTTAAAAGGTGATGCAGACATCATGACTAATTACCGTCAACGCTACGAAGAAGCAATGAACCTACTCAATACACTCGCTACGGGTAAAGATAGAGGTGATGCATACCGTAACGGTCAAGCAAGGATACCTGTTAGATGATAGTACAAGGCCAAACAACCAGCTTTAAAAAAGAGCTTTACGAGGCTATCCATGACTTTACTACGGATACGTTTAAAATTGCTTTGTACACAGCTAATGCTACGCTTAACCAAAACACCACTGAGTATACAGCTGTAGACGAAGTACCTGAGACGGTACTTATTAATGGAGTGCCTACTCCTACTGGATATACGACTGGTGGACAAGAACTTTTGAATGCTACAGTAAATGCCTCTGATGGTACGGCGTACATTAGTTTTGATAACCCTTCATGGACATCAGCTAGTTTCACAGCACGCGGCGCTCTGATATATAATAGCTCTCAAGACGATAGGTCTGTGGCCGTACTGGACTTTGGTAGCGATAAAACAACGACTTCAACTTTTACAATAACCTTTCCGGCGAATACGGCAACTTCTGCCATCATCCGGTCTTCTAATTAGGGGTATATAATGCAATCAGAAAAAATCAATCCTGTTGACGTTAGTGGCGCTGAGATTGCTCGCGCTGGTGATATGCAGGAACAAATCAAAGTTAAAGGTCACTACGATGTAGTTTGCGTAGGCTCAGATGGTGCTACTAAATGGGTAGACGCTATTGAAAATCTAGTAGTGACGGTAGGTAAAAATGACTTATTAACTCAGTATTTTAAAGGTACCTCTTGGACAGCGGCTTGGTATATGGGTCTTGTTCAAAAAATAGGGTCGTTTGTACCGCAATACGCTGAAACAGATACATTATCTTCTCATGGTGATGGGGTATCTTCCGGGTGGGCTGAAAGCACAGCGTACGCTGGTAATAATCGTATTTCGGTTGGGTGGGGAATTGCGGGGTCTGGCTCACTTTCATCTACTTCAACAACTTTTAGTATTAACGCATCAGCCACTATTGCTGGTGCTTTAATGTGCCAAACTCAAACCCGCGCTACAACAACGGGTGTGCTTTATTCAGTAGGTGGCTTTACTGGCGGTGAGCGTATTGTTGTTGCTAATGACTCGCTACTCGTCACATTCACTGCAAGTGTTTAGGAGATTATCATGGCTGCAAGTTTTAAAGTAGGTCAAGAAGTTAAAGTAGCGAGTCCTGTACCACAAGGTTTAGTTAGCGCGTTGAATGTTAATCAAGAAGGCGACATTCAGTATTTAGTATCTTGGACTGATGCAAATGATGTGTCACAAGAACGATGGTTCTCAGAAGACGATTTAGTCGAGGTGTAGTATGGCTTTAGTAATAGCTGATAGAGTTAGAGAGACATCCACCACAACTGGTACAGGAGCTGTTACATTAGCAGGTGCGGTTACGGGCTGCCAAGCTTTCTCATCAGCTATTGGTAATGGTAATACAACGTACTATACAATCGCAGACCAAGGTGGCCCTAACTGGGAAGTAGGTCTTGGTACTTATAGCTCATCGGGTAATACCTTAGCGCGAACAACGGTGTATTCATCTAGTAACTCAGGTAGTTTGGTTACGTTCACTGCTGGGGTTAAAGATGTGTTTGTGACGCTTCCGTCACAAGTAACAGTACCTATTGCAAGTCCTACATTTACAGGGACAACCACCATTGCGACAGTAAGTGCAATGACATTAGGTGGTGACTTAACGGGCGGTGACTATTTACTGACTCGAACGATGTATAAAGATACTGGCTGGGTTTACTACAACAGCAGTACCACAGCGGCTTTAAATTTTACTAACGGCTCTCAGCAACGCTGGGCACCAACGGCTTCAAGCAGTCCTACGCTCTCAATCACAAACTGGCCGCCATCGGGTAACTTAGGTGAGCTGTTAATTGAAGGGGTTAACTTAGGCGCTGCGGGTACAATTACATGGCCGACTATTAACTGGATTACATCTACTGGCGCGACAACGACTACGTTTTCGTCTAACGGTGTGACTTTGCAAACATCGGGTACTGACTGGTGCTTACTTTGGACTCGCGATGCGGGCACAACCATTTATGGGAAGTTTGTGCGATGAGTATGCTATCGAGGTTTGCTACGTTGGGTGGTGCGCCTACTGACCCTTATTGGAGTAATGTATCTTTATTGCTTGTTGGGAATGGAGTAAACGGTACAACGACTAATATTAAGGATTCTTCTAGTAATAATGTGACATTAACGCCCGTTGGAGATACGGTGATTAGCACTGCACAAAGTAAATATGGTAGTGGGTCTGTTTATTTTGACGGTAGTGGAGACTATATATCTACACCTAGTACATCAAATTTATCCTTTGGTTCTGGCAACTTTACTATTGAGGTTTGGGTTTACGCTAGTGGTTTAGGTTCTTATAACGCTGTATTTGCACAATGGCCTGACAATGGCGGCACATCAAATAACTCTTATGTTCTTGAATCTGTTGGGTCAAGTATGGATTTTTATTGTGCAGCTAGTGGCTCAGTAATATCTGCAGTACTTGGAACGATTACAACGGGGTCGTGGATTTATTACACAATTTGCAGAAGTGGAAATACTTTATATCCGTTTAAAAATGGGGTTTTGGGAACAACTGTATCAATTACTCAAACATTGAATAGTCCAACATCTGCTGTAACGGTTGGGGGTAATGTTGCTGGTAGTGGGTTTTGGAACGGTTACATATATGACTTACGCATTACAAAAGGCGTTGCTAGATACACTACTACATTTACACCACCAACAGCCCCGCTACCAATAGGATAAAAACATGAAAATAGCCATAATTGAAAACAACATAATTACAGCACATGGTGAGCATACAGAGGTGTTTCCTAACGTATCGTTCCCAAAGGAAGGGCTTGATTTAATGTGGGCGCAGGAGCGCAATGCGTATCAAATACAGTCAGAAAGAACACGCTTACCTACTCAAAAACTTACCTCAGTTGAGCCTTATATTGAAAATGGCGTAGTGTATGACGTAATTGTTGAGAATAAAACGCAAGACGAGCTTGATGTTGAAAATACTCAAAAAGCCAATGAAGTACGCTATAGACGCAATATGCTACTAACACAATCAGACTGGACTCAATTAACCGATGCCCCTGTAGACAATTTAACGTGGGCGGTTTATCGCCAAGCACTTAGAGATATTACCTTGCAAGCAGGGTTTCCTTTCACTGTAGATTTTCCAGTAGCGCCATAAAAGTATGTTTGGGTTAGTAGCCTTTGCAGAGTACCCATTTGCACTGCTACCCAATAGCGGTCCAATTACTATTGTAGTTGGTATCACTGAATCACTAACGGCTACCGATGCGTATATAGGCTTAGATAACCACGCTTATTTAACAGAGAGTGCCACTGCGTCAGATAGTCTATCTGGCGGTATTAATTATGTTGTATCAGTATCAGAATCAGTCACTGCCTCTGATGTATATCAAACTCCTTTTGATGAAGTAGCAAGTTTATTTGGATTTACGCCCTTTGCCGCTGCGCCGATTGCCGGTCTTACGATTGTCCCTAGCTCATTTAAAGTTGTTGATGTTCTTGAAACGCTTACAACAAGTGATAGTGTTAGTGCCCTAATTTATTACGGAGCGTCTGTTTCTGAATCAGTAACAGCGTCTGATTCGTATGCTGGGTCTACTCCAATTAACCGAGTGGATGTGTCTGAGACTGTTACAGCATCTTCTACTGTTGACGGTATATCGGGTAATGTTGGTAATATAGAAGAGACCTTAACAACAGATGATGTATTTACTTCTATAGGCACCTCACGCGCAGACCAACCAGAAGACTTAACAGCAACCGATAGCAGTGTAGGTGCATTAGCGCAGTCAGCACCAGTTGTAGAGACAGCAACGCCTACAGACGAGTTTACCAATACGTTTAATCGAGTTGGGTTAATTACAGAATCTGCGCCTGTTACTACCGTATTTAGCTCAATTAGTGGCACTCAGCTAACGCTTACAGAAAGTGTTTCAGCAACTGATGTGTTTGATAACGGTACACCGTTTGATGTGAATGTCGTTGAATACGGCACACTTGATGATGTGTATGAGTTTGCTTCAAATACTTACTTAGATATTACTGAGACCGCAACCGCTTCTGACGTTTATACAATAGGTACTGTACCAATACTGGGTTATGTCGTTGAGACTTTAACCTCAACTGATGCGTATAGTGCATCGGGTAGTACCTATAATGTTACGTTCTCTGAAAGTGTTACCTCTGCTGATTTATATACAGCTTCAGGTTCAACATACTATGTAGCGGTATCTGATACCGTAATTTCAACAGATGCGTACACAGTAAGTTTAGAGTATATTTCAGCGTACGAAGAGATATTAACAGCACTTGCTTCTGAAGTAGGGGATGTATCGAAACCTGTAGATATTACCGAGACAGTTACGTTAACTGACAGCTACGCTGTAGCGGCTTATTTATATGCATATATCGATTCTCCGTTAGTTGCTGTTGATGATTATAGTGCAGCGGGAAGTACATACAATGTGTCTGTATCCGCCATAGGTGATGCACAAGATGCTTATTATCCAAATGGCACATCTAATGTGTTTGTTATTGAAACTCTGATTGCAACAGAAGGTACCTTTGTAGGACGCTTACTTTGGGAAAATATTGACGACACACAGACTGCAAATTGGGGTAATATATCTACAACACAAACCGCTAACTGGGGCTCCGTAGACACAACACAAACTCCTAATTGGGGTCCAATTAACACATCAGGTTAAAAACATGACAACAGCTTATACCACGCTTTTAGGTTTAGCCCTTCCAGTTCAAGGTGAGCTTACTGGAACATGGGGAACTACCGTAAATAATAGTATTACTCAATCACTTGACGATGCAGTTGCAGGGACGGCAACAGCGAGTGTAACTTCTGGCGACTGGACTTTAACGGACACAGGCTCTGGTGCACCTAACCAAGCACGCTGCGCTATCCTTATCGCTACAGGAACACCGGGTGTATCACGTAATATTATTGCCCCTGCTAGAAGTAAAGGGTACTTTGTTGTTAACCAATCCGATGCAGCGGTAGTCCTTAAAGGTGCATCTACTACGGGTATTAGTATCCCTACTAATAAAAGTGCATTAGTGGTATGGAATGGGTCTGATTTCGTAACAGCGGTATCTCCCTCTTCTAGTGGTACAGTAACAACACTATCCGTTGTCAGCGCAAACGGGTTTACAGGCACAGTAGCTAACCCAACATCAACCCCTGCAATTACATTAACTACTAGTATTTCTGGAGTTTTAAAAGGTAACGGTACAGCTATTTCTGCTGCAACGTCAGGTACAGATTTTAGTGCAGGGACTTCTGCTTTAGCTACGGGTATTTTAAAAAGTACAACAAGTACAGGTGCACTCACAATCGCAGTAGCTGGCGATTTTCCAACACTTAACCAAAGTACAACAGGTAATGCATTAACGGCAACTACAGCAACTAACTTAGCAGGCGGCGGAGCAGGGCAACTACCTTACCAAACAGCTTCAGGTACAACAGCCATGCTTGCTGCTGGAACAGCCACTTATGTGTTAACGTCTAATGGTACTGCGGCACCTAGTTGGCAACCTCCTTCTACTTCTGCTGGTACAGTCACTTCTGTTGCGGCTTTGACATTAGGGACTACGGGTACAGATGTTTCATCAACAGTTGCGAACAGCACAACAACACCAGTTATTACGCTAAATATACCAACAGCAAGTGCATCAAATAGAGGCGCATTAAGCTCAACTGATTGGTCTACATTTAATGGTAAACAAGCTGCATTGGGTACAGCTAGTGCATCTGTAAGCGGTATTTTATCTTCTACGGATTGGTCTACATTTAATGGTAAATACTCAACAGGCGGTGCGTTAGGTACACCTTCTAGCGGTACGTTGTCATCTTGTACGGTGGATGGAACAAATGCAGTCGGATATAAAAATATCCCGCAAACAGGCTCAGATAAAACTACGGCTTACACTTTAGCAGTTGGTGATGTTGGTAAGTATGTGGGTGTTGGAACAAGTGGTTCTATTGTCGTACCGACTTCTACCTTTGCAAACGGTGATGCAATTTCTGTTTATAACAACACGACAGGAAGTATAACTATTACAACAAGCGCACCAACGGCCTACATTGCTGGAACAAATACGGTAAAAACATCTATAACATTAGCTACTCGTGGTATTGCTACGATTTTATTTGTCAGTGCAACAGTATGTGTTGTATCAGGTAACGTGTCATGACGGGTATTATGCAAGTTATGTTTGGTGGGAGTTTTGGTCCTCCACCTCCCCCGACAACAATAGGTCAATCTTACGGAGGCGGTTTTTACGCTGGTAAAATAGCTGTGGGTGGTGGGGGTATTGCTACGCATTATTTAGTTGTCGCACCTAAAGAAACTGGTGAATCTTTTGTGCAGTGGGGGGTTAACGACGTATCAACAGGAGCAGTGTCAGTTATTAATGGTCCAGCAAACACTTCATCATTAGTGGCTCTTGGCGCAGCCTATCAAGCCGCTGTTTTTTGTAATAATTTAAATAGTAGTGGTGGTCTTAACGGGTATACTGATTGGTATTTACCCGCTAAAAATGAACTTGAAGTTTGTTACTACAATTTAAAACCTTATACCTCTCCTAATAATACAAGTAGTGGTGCAAACGCCAACGCAGTATTTCCAGAACCGATAAACACCGATTACACTAGCGGGTCCCCTGCTCAGACCAGTGCGGGTATCGGTTTTAGATATAACGAAACAAATGCGTTTGCACGTGACTACTATTGGTCTTCTACTGAAATTTATTATTCAGGGGCACTTGCGCAGGGTTTTGAGCAAGGGAATCAAATTACATTGGATAAATCCGTTAACTCTCACTATGTCAGAGCAGTACGAAGAGTACCTGTGTAAAGTATGGAAATCCTTCAATTCATAACAGATGTTGGGTTTCCTATTGGTTCATCCTGCCTTGGGATGTACTTTGTGTTTTTGACGCTAAAGTTCCTGCTTGATAGTGTGCTTGAGAAGATTAAAAGTCTGATAGGTATTATCAAGCAACTTGATAAACGAGTGACGGGGATGTCAAACGACATCCTCAATATCGACAGTTTAGTATCTCAAGCACTCGAAATACCACCAGAAAAACCAATCAAGAAGGTAGAGTGATGGACGCTGAAGCAATTGCAAAATATATCAATGTGTATGGCTTTCCTATCGTAGCGGCTGGCGGTATGGGGTATATCGTGTACTTTGTTTGGATTTGGGTGACCACAATAGTTAAGCCGATTTTGCAAGAAGCGATGGATGCCTTAATTGAGTTAATTGACCAGATTCGTGTGCTAGATAATGATATGATACGCCTAAGTCAGAAGCTCACTACCATACTACTAATGAGAGGGAAGAAATGAAAATTGGTGTTGAAGGGTTAAAGTTAATTAAAGAGTTTGAAGGGTGCAAACTAATCTCTTATAAATGCCCAGCAGGTGTTTGGACTATTGGTATTGGCTCAACGCGCTATGCAGACGGTAGTCCCGTAAAAGCAAACCAAGCTCTCCCAAATGAAGGAGCGGCATTAATGCTACTTACTAAAACAGTAGCCGCCTACGAACACACAGTGAATACGGTAGGTGTTGAGCTTACACAGAATGAATATGACGCTTTAGTTTCTCTATGCTATAACATCGGCAGTGGGAACTTCGTTTCTTCAACGCTTGTCAAGATGCTTAAAGCAGGTGAGCCTAAATCAGAAATAGCCAAGCAATTCCTACGCTGGGACAAAGCAGGCGGCAAACCACTTGCAGGCTTAACAAGACGTAGAAACGCTGAAGCTGAGTTGTTTTTAAAACAGGACTAAGTAATGCTTAAAAAACTCGTAGTGAAGTCAGGCGTTAACCGCGAAAACACGCGCCTATATACAGAAGGTGGATGGTACGACTGCGATAAGATTCGGTTTCGTCAAGGTACTCCTCAGAAAATAGGGGGTTGGAATAAGATATCCAGTAGTGTTTTTGCAGGGATATGCCGTTCACTATGGGCTTGGGAAACGCTTGGACAAGTCACGCTTATAGGTGTTGGGACTAATGAGAAATTTTATATCTCTCGTGGAGGAGACTACTACGATATTACGCCTATACGCATAGCCACTACACTAACTAGTCCTTTTACAGCAACTACTGGCTCATCTGTTATTTCGGTAACACACGCAGGTCATGGGTGTGAAAATGGAGACTATGTTACTTATAACGGTGCAACGGGTCTTGGCGGTACGATTACAGCGTCACTACTTAACCGCGAATATAAAATCACCTATGTATCTGCTAATACTTATACGATTAATGTAGGGTATGCGGCGAACAGTTCAGATACTGGAAATGGCGGTACGGTACGGGCTGTCTATCAGATATCATCAGGTCCAGAATATCAAACACCCACTAGCGGTTGGGGTGCAGGGGCGTGGGGTAGTGGCTCTTGGGGTACAGGACAAGCATCGTCCGATTCACTTCGCTTATGGTCACAGAGCAACTACGGGCAAGATTTAATCTTTGGTCCTCGCACGGGGGCGATGTATTACTATTATGCAGACAGAGGGTTTGCAAGTACCACTGCAACAATTACGATAGCAACCCCTGCGGTTATTACAGCTACAGACCACTATACCGAAGGCGCACCTATAGTGTTTGAAACATCTGGTGCTCTACCTACAGGGCTTGCCGCTGGAACAACTTACTACATAAAAAATTATGTTGCTGGTATATTTAATATAGCAGATTCTACAGGGGCTTTAATTAATACTACAGGCACACAGTCAGGCACACAGTCTATCTCAGTACGCGCAGTAAACCTAACGACTATCAATGGTGCATCAGATGTCCCCACTATTCAAAACTATATTACCGTATCAGACACTTTCCGCTTTGTATTTGCTTTTGGTTGTAATGACTACGGTGTATCTACTCAAAACCCACTGCTAGTACGCTGGTCTGACCAAGAGAATGCGGCTGACTGGACGCCTTCTACAACAAACCAAGCGGGTTCACTAAGCCTTACTCGCGGCTCTCAGATTATTACAGCACTACAGTCTCGCCAAGAGATATTAGTTTGGACTGACTCGACTCTTTATTCTATGCAGTATTTGGGGTATCCGCTGGTATGGAACGCACAGCTTCTAGGCGATAACATCTCTATCATAGGGCAAAATGCAGCGGCTCTAGCTTCTGGCGTAGTTTACTGGATGGGGCGTGATAAGTTCTATAAATACGATGGACGTGTACAGACTCAAAACTGCGATTTACGTGAGTATATTTTTGGAAACTTTAATGTACAACAAGCAGAGCAAGTGTTTGCTAGTACTAACGAAGGATTTAATGAAGTTTGGTGGTTCTACTGTAGCTCAGGTAGTACGGTTGTGGATAAATACGCAATCTATAATTATGCTGAAGATATATGGTATTACGGTACGATGGGTCGCACCGCTTGGCTCGACTCTGGGATTTTAGATTACCCCATTGCAGCTACCTATACTAAGAACTTAGTAAATCATGAAGACGGGCTTGACGATAATGAAACTTCAACATCTACTGCTATTCATGCTTATATCACAAGCTCTGAGTTTGATATTGATGATGGGCATAATTTTGTATTTATCCGCAGAGTGTTGCCCGATTTAACTTTTAGAGGCTCTACAACAGATAACCCAGCGGCTACTCTTAGTGTAATACCTTTGGTAAATGCAGGGAGTGGCTATACTACGCCAGCCTCTGTTGGCGGCAGTGATAATGCAGTGATTACAAGAACTGCTGTTGTGCCTATTGAACAGTTTACAGGGCAAGTATTTATTCGTGTACGTGGCAGACAGTTTTCTTTTAAGGTTGAGAATGAACAGCTAGGGTCTATGTGGCAGCTTGGCGCTATGCGACTCGATTATAAGCTTGACGGCGCAAGGGGTTGATACTAAATGAGTAATACAGTTCAGACACCTAAAGCACCCAGTTTACCTTTTGCTACGATACAGTATGATAAGCAGTATATTGACCAATTAAACAACGTACTGCGTCTTTACTTCAATCAGCTTGATAATGTATTCCAATCATTACTGAGCATAGCAGGGGGAGCAAGTTTAAAGTTCCCCAATGGTAGTTTTTATTTAACCACGCAGCAGACGATACCTGTTATAAACACAGCCTATGCCATACCGTTTAACAATACTTCCGTATCAAACCAAGTTGCTATTGGAACAACTACATCACACATCGTAACCAGCGTAGCTGGATACTACAACTTTCAGTTCTCCTTACAGTTAGCTAAAACAGGCGGCTCAAATATTGGTATATGGATATGGCCTAGAGTAAATGGTGTTGATATTCCTGACTCAAATACTAAGCTTCAGTTGACGGGGTCTAGTTCTTCTGAGTCAGTAGCGGCGTGGAATTTTGTGCTTCCTATGAATGCGGGAGACTATTTTGAGCTTATGTGGGCTGCTGACGATACTCGCGCTATTATTAAAGCAGAAGCAGCAAATGCGTTCTCACCTGCAATACCTCCTGCAATCCTTACAGCTACGTTTGTTTCAGCCCTATACTCATGATATTATTGCGTAAACTTTGGAGGTATCGTGAGCGATTTAGCAACTACTGGCAATATGCCAAAAATCTTAGAATTAGAAGCCCTTATGAAGGCTATGCCTCAGGTAGAGTCTCCCGCACAGCATTATCATCTGAGCGGTGTTTACTGTCGGTCTCTTTTTATTCCTAAAGGCTGTTTGCTTACAGGTAAGATTCACAATCACGAAAGCATTGGTATTCTAGCTCAGGGTACACTTCGCATCACAAACGGTGAGACTTCTACAGTCGTTACCGCACCTTACATCACAGTAGATAAGCCCGGTATTAAACGCCTCGGCTATGCTGAAACAGATTGCACATTTATCACAGTTCATCGTTCAGATAAAACGTCTATGGAAGAGCTTGAAGAAGAGCTTGTATCCGATACGTTTGAAGAGTATGAACAGAAAACACAACAGTTAATTGGGGAAATATTATGAGTTGGATTGGAGTTATGGTCGGTGTCGGTGTCGGCGCAACAGCTGGCGGAGTTACCACAGGTCTTAATGGTGGTAGTACAGAAGATATTTTAAAGTCTATGGCTATCGGCGGAGCTATGGGTGGTGCTGGTGGTGGTATTGGCGGTGCTGTATTTGGAGGAGCTGGCGGAGCCGCTGCTGGCGCTGGTGGCGGAGCCGCTGCTGGTGGGACTACTGGTGGGGCTACTGGAGCTTTAACAGGCTCTGCCACCGGAACATTAGGGGCAGCAGGGAACGCTGCCGCAACATCTGCCATTACGCCTGTTTTTAGTAGTGCTACTACGGGAGCTATTGGTGGAGGTACTGGTGGAGGAGCTATTGGCGGGGGTACTGGTGGAGCAGGGTTTGCAGGGTTGAGTGGAGGTTCTGGACTTCTTGCTGGAGGTACTGGAGGAACTGCTGGCGGTGCCAGTAGTGGAGGTATTGGTAGTTTAGGAGCTTCAGGTAATCAAGCCGCTACAAGTGCTTTGAATCCTCAGTCTGTTATGAGTGGTTCTGAATCACTCGCGGGACAGCCCGGTTTTGTTGGGCCTACTGCAACTCCAGACCAAATAGCCAATGCTTCAGCTTACACAGACGCTAATATGGGAACTCGCTTTCTCGCTGACTTAACAAATCAACAAGGTAGCATAGTAGGTAACACAGGCCTTAAAATGGCTGGTGGGGCACTTCAAAGTGGGGTTATGAATGCAGGGATTAACGGTTTAGTTGCTGGTGCACAAGGTCAAGATGTTGGTGAGGCTATGGGTAAAGGTGCACTTACTGGCGCTGTAGGCGGCGCTGCGGGTGCTGGCCTTGCTTCTATGGCTGGTTCTGGTGGTACGTTAGGCAGTATCGGTAACTTTGCAGCTAAACATGATGTGCTTGTTCCGGCTGCACTTAGTATGGGCTCTGGGATGGCACTCGACTCTGCTCTAACATCTAACCCTACAGCACCAGAGCAAAAAGGAATTCGTAGTCTCTATAAGTGGAATCCTAGTGTATATAAGCCATATGGTCCTCAGTTCGCAGCAGGTGGGGTTACAGATTTAG